TAAACTTCGCTTGCAAAGGAGGTATATTATGACAAGCCTAGAACAATACAATCCATTTTGGATAGGATTTGATGATCTATTCAACAGAATGAACTCATTCGAGTACACATCATTCCCACCATATAACATTAAAAAAGTAGACTCTGAAAACTATGAGATCGAAATGGCTGTTGCTGGTTTTACCAAAGACGATGTGAAAGTTAAGTATGCAGAAAATACTTTAACCATCACAGGTAAAAAGAAAGAGAAGCAAGAGTCCAAGCAAATGCTACACAAGGGCATATCAGAAAAGAACTTTAGTAAACAGTTCCAACTAGCTGATGACTTTGTGGTTGAAGATGCAGGGTTGCAAGATGGACTACTTTGTGTTAAACTTAAAAAGATAATTCCTGAAGAGAAGAAGGAAAAGATTATAGACATTAAGTAATCTCACTTTCGGGGGTATCTTTCCAGGTGCCCCCCACTTTCAGGTCACAGGAGAACCAATGTTAGATCAAGTTAAGAATTACAAAGAACGTATGCAAAAAGTTTTGGCAGAAGCAATTGCTGCCAATAATCAGCAACTCCTCAGTGGGTCTGCTGATGACTATGCTGCCTATAGATTTTTAGTAGGCATAGGTCAGACATTAAACGACATGTCTGATAGACTAGAAACCGAGTACAAGAAATTGTACAAAGACATTGCAGGAGGTAATGATGAGTAAACTACCAAAGCCACAAGGTTACAGGATGTTACTTAAACCATGGGAACCACCAGCCGCAACAGCGGGAGGAATCCTATTATCTGATCAATCCAGAGAGCTCGCAAAATTTGCTTGCGTTGTATCTCAAGTAGTGGATATGGGTCCAGAATGTTATAAGAACATGGACAAATCAGAAACAACATGGTGTAAAGTGGGCGACTATGTACTCACTGGTAAGTACGTTGGACTAAAGTTCAAGTATGAAAACGAAGACTATTCGATCATTAATGATGATGAAGTAGTCGCAATCGTACCAGAACCAGATAAAATAAAACATAGATAAGCCCTTGCAATATAGCCACAAAATGTGGTATTATATTGTTCACAGCGTGAAACGCAGTTCGCAACTGACGGAGGTATAAATGATAGAAGACCCAAAACAAGAAGAACTTAATCAAGAGGAAGAACTTGAGATTGAGATCGATGAAGGTGGGCAAGAACAAAGCCAACCTGAAGAGCAGCCAGCTCCAGAACCAGAAACTCCCGAAACAGATGATACTGAAGATGATGAACCCGTAGAGGAAGAAGCATCAGCAGAACCAGAAACTGAAGAGGAAGAATCTGATGACAAAAGCAAATATGGCAAAAGAGCTGAGAAGCGAATCAAACGCCTAGTCAAGCAACGTAAAGAGCTTGAGGAAAGATTAAAAGCGTTAGAAGATGAGAAACAAAAGTTTCAATCTGAACGTGAAGAACTTCTAGGTAGATCCGCAGAGTCAGAACTAGCTGCAGTGAAGCAGTATGGTGATAGACTCAAGGCTCAAGAGAGAGAAGTATTGTCAACTCTTAAAGCTGCTAAAGAATCGGGCGACTTTGAAAAAGAGATTGAAGCTACTGATAAGCTAGCATCAATTAAAGCAGAGTCCTTGATTGTAAAGCAATATGAAGAGAAGGCAAAGTCAACTTCTACTAGAAAAGTTTCTGCTGAAGAAACTGCCAAGCCAGAAAAACAAGCACCTCTACCTGATAGAAGAGCTGTTCAATGGCAAAAAAGAAACTCATGGTTTGGAGGGCAAAACCAATCTGAAAAGATTATGACCCAAGCCGCCATGGTAATACATAAGGAGTTAATAGATGAAGGTGTATATCCTGACGCTGATCCTGATGAGTACTATAGTGAACTTGATGCTCGCATCCGTTCTGAGTTTCCTGAAAAATTCAAGGCAGCGAACACAGCGAAAAAAGTACAAGTAGTAGCGGGTGGAACGCGCACTTCCCCCAGTGGCAAGCAAAAGGTCACATTGACTAAATCAGAAGTAGAGACTGCTAATAAGTTAGGAGTATCTTTACAAGAATATGCGCGACAAAAAATGCGCCGAGATGGAACGGCGGGATAAGGAGTAGATGAATGACACAGGCTACTAAGACAACTCGAACAACGCGAGCTTCGGGTACTCGCAAAAAGACGTGGACTCCACCGAGCAAATTGGAAACTCCAAAGGCTCCAGATGGTGTACACTATAGATGGGTTCGACATGAACTATTGGGTGATGATCACGCAGGTAATGTCCATGAAAGAACTCGTCAAGGATACGAGCCAGTTAGACCAGAAGAACTTGGCGGCGACTGGCAAGCGGATGTTTTAGACACAGGTAAACATGCGGGTATAGTTAGATCAGGTGATTTGATTTTGATGAAGGTCGATCAAGAAATTGCAGACCAAAGAAATGAATACTTTGCTAACAAAACCAAAGCTGCAGAGGGAGCGGTCAACTCTGAGTTGCAGAAAAACAATAGCGCTGTTGCACCTATAAGCCAAGACGAACAGTCTTCCGTCTCAGTAGGCGGAGGAAGAAACGCAAAGTTTGAGGACTAATCGTTTGGTTACCTCTGCTTTGCATAACAATAACAACGGAGGTAAAACATGGCATATGGTTTAAAGCCAGTTAAGCACGCTAAAGGTGGTATCGTAAGAACCAATAACTTTAGTGGTGTCAACGGTTACAGAATCGCTGCTACTGCTCCTAGTGCATTCTTCGAAGGCGATCTCGTGACTTTCTCATCAGGTAACATTGTTACTGATATGGGAGCAGCTTCACCAGGCGCTGTAGTAGGTGTTTTCTGGGGTGCAGAATACGTAGACAACTCAACTGGAGAAGTTAAGTTTGTCAGAAGTATTCCAGCTTCAACTGTAGCTAAAGACAAATACAAAGTGTACGTATACGATGATCCAGATATCATCTTCCAAGTAGAAGCTGACCAAGATACAACAGCTATCGCAGCAGCAGACGTTGGTAAAAACGTACAAATCGTAGCATCACCAACAGGTAGTGCTATCACACACAAATCAGGTCTTGTAGCAGATTCTAGCACAAAGGCAACAACTAACACATTCCCACTAACTATTTTAGGTAGTGCAGAGTTAGATGACTCCTTTACATCAGCTGGAACATCTATGGATATTTTGGTGAAAATCAATACTCATCAATTTGGACTAGGCGCTACTGGCGTAACAGGAATATAATAGGAGGATAAATTATGGCTATATCAAGAGCACAAATCCTTAAAGAACTGGAGCCAGGGCTAAACGCGATTTTCGGAACTGAATATAACAGATACGAAAACGAGCACGCCGTCTTGTTCGATGAGGAAACATCCAACAGAGCTTTCGAAGAAGAAGTACTCTTCCCAGGCTTTGGTAATGCAGGTGAGAAGTTCGAAGGTGCACCAGTAGCTTACGCTGATTCAGGCGAAGGTTATGTATCTCGATACACTCACAAGACTGTAGCACTAGCATTCTCATTAACTGAGGAAGCTATGGAAGATAACTTATATGATAAGTTGTCAACCAGACTAACTAAAGCTTTAGCAAGAGCAATGGCTTCTGCTAAGCAACTTACAGCAGCTAACGTATATAACAATGCGTTCAGTGGTTCATACACAGGTGGTGACAATCAGCCGTTAATTTCTAACGCACACCCACTTCAGAACGGTAGCACAGGTTCTAACAGACCAGCTACTTACGCTGACTTATCTGAGACATCATTAGAAACAGCATTAATTGATATTGCTGGTCTAACAGATGACAAAGGTGTACCAGCTGCTATTCAAGGTAGAACCTTACACATCCCAAGACAATTAGTATTTGTTGCTGAGAGATTAATGAAATCTCCAAACAGAGTAGCAACTGCTGACAATGACATCAATGCGATCAACTCTATGGGTATGCTTCCTGGTGGATACTTTGTGAACCACAGATTCACAGACACTGATGCATTCTTCATTAGAACTGACGCTCCTAACGGTACAAAGATGTTCAACAGAGCAGCTATGAATACTAAGATGGAAGGTGACTTTGAAACAGGTAATGTACGATACAAAGCCAGAGAAAGATACAGCTTCGGTTGGTCTGACTGGAGAAGTGTCTACGGAAACCAAGGTGCTTAATCACTAATTCGGATTGGGGGTATCCAACTTGCGGTGCCCCCTTCCAAATGGATAAACTAAACAAACCCTAGACTGCACAAAAGCAGACTATATAAAAAAGGAGTATAGACTATGGGAACAACAACTTTTTCAGGACCAGTGGTATCAACCAATGGTTTTCAATCTACATCAATTGCATTTGATGATCTGCCAACAGCTTCAGAAAGCACAGGCAGAATTATCTTTGTTAATGACGCATTGAAAGCATCTGAGACAGCAGGTAATGGTACAGGAAACTTAGTATTTTCTGACGGTTCAAACTGGATCAGAGTAGATACTGGCGCAACTGCTGGTAAATAATTTAACGGGGGAGGTAACTCCCCCACAACAAGGAGTTTATAAATGGTAAGATCAGACTTAAGACCCGTAACAAGAACAGGCGATGGTCGCATGACTTATACAGATGGTGGTACAGACTACGTAGGAAGAACAAGACTACAGGGTATGATTATTGCCAATGATAATGTAGGTGCGGGTAGCGTGGTTTTCTATGACAATACATCTGCAACAGGTACAGCTCTATTAACTATTGACGTACCTCAAGGTGATGTAATGAATATAGGATTACCAGATGCTGGTGTTCTTTTTAAGACAGGCATTTACGTAGATTTAACAAACATCTCAAGAGTAACTTTATTCGTTCAGTAAGGGGGGCACGTGGCAACTTCTGGCACATACACGTTCAGCCTTGACATAGCTGAAATAATACAAGAGGCGCATGAGCGCGTCGGATTAGAACTTAAGTCGGGTTACGACTTAGT